TGGTGATGTTATTAAATGCGGCGAAAAACTAATTTTTAATCCTTATAATTCCGATAATAAAGAGATTACATTGAACGAAGTTCAATCTATTCTAAGGAGACACGGAATTACCGCGAAAGTTCATAATTTAGAATTATATAAACGCGCGTTTGTTCATCGGTCTTATATGAAACGCCCTGAATTAGAAAATAGTATGGCGAATATTGAAATCCCTAAATGTCCTGAAAATTGCGTTGATTTGAAAACAAAATCGAATGAACGGTTAGAATTTATTGGCGATGGGGTATTAGAATTAATCACTAAATATTATCTTTATCGCCGTTTTCCTAAGGCAGATGAAGGGTTTATGACTGAAAAGAAAATCGCATTGGTAAAAAATGAACATATTGGGAAATTGGCATATGATATGCAAATAAATAAATGGTTAATTATTTCAAAACATGCGGAAGAAAAAAAGATCCGCACAAACCTAAAAAAGTTAGGATGTCTTTTTGAAGCATTTCTTGGCGCACTTTTTTTAGATTTTAATAAAATATCAGTTGAAGATGAACATGGATGGTTTAAAAACGTATTTGTTACAGGACCAGGATTTCAAATGGCACAAATTTTTGTAGAAAATGTATTAGAGAAATATGTAGATTGGACAAAACTTATTAATACGGATGATAATTATAAAAATATTTTACAAGTGAAAATTCAGAAAGAATTTAAAACTACACCGGATTATTTAGAGATCTCGCATGATATAGATAACGGGTATGAAATGGGCGTTTATCTATGTGTTGGAAAACCGCTCCATCAATTGGAATTAAGTGATGCGAAACCATTTAGTTATTATGGTTCATTTATTAAAATTCAAACAGAACTAATTGAGCATGATAGTGTGTTTGTTTTTATGGGCAGTGGAACACATAAAATTAAGAAAAAGGCAGAACAGACGGCGTGTGAGATTGCGATTAAACAAATAGAACCACAACTGATGTTTTAATATAATTATAATTTAAGATTAAGATTTTAAGATTTTAAGATTTTAAGATTTTAAGATTATAATTATATTAGAAATATTTTATGTATCCATTTTATAGAACATGTCTTCTGCTCTTTTAGCAAAACTTAAAATAAAACCAAGTCCTCAAAGAAAAATACCAATTGAAATTAATATCCCTATTCCAGAAGAAAAAAAAGATGTTCAAGTAAAAACGACTATTATTGATAAGAGTAAAGATAAAGATAATATTTTTGATCGTGATTTATTTATTAAAAGCACTTTTGAAAAAGAAAGCATTCCAGAAGATAAAGATAAAGATAAAGAAGAAGTAGAAATACAACAAAGTGAACCAGAAAAAGTAGAAATAGAACAAAGTATACCAAAAAAGGTAGTTAAAAAGAAACCTGCTAAATTAAAATTAAAGATTGTTGAAAAGACAGAAAAAACAGAAGACGGAGAACAAGATGATAGTGTACCAGAAATAAAAGAAAAAAAACCAGCACAAAAACGATTAACTAAACCACCTATTGGCGTTATTCAAGAAGGACCTGCTTCATTATTAAAAATAGGAACTGATAGCATTGATAGTCGTATGGATTATAAAGATAAACAAATTGTTGTTAGTGCGTCTTCATATTATATGAATAATAGACAAATATTCATTAATTTTATGTCATCTTTATTCGGGAAATATAAAGAAGAACTTGCGATCGAAGCACAAACCGAGACATCATGTAGTAAACGAAGCGAAGGGTTTTCATTAATGACTCACCAAAAAATAGTGCGTGATTATTTAAGTTTATATACACCTTATAGAGGTCTTTTATTATACCATGGGTTAGGTTCAGGAAAAACGTGTTCATCTATTGCGATTGCGGAAGGACTTAAAACCAATAAACAGATTATTGTGATGACCCCTGCTTCATTAAGAATGAATTATATTGAAGAATTGAAAAAATGTGGAGATAGTTTATATAAGAAAACACAATTTTGGGAATTTATCAGTATCAAAGAACGCCCAGAATTAATAGAAACACTTTCAAAAACTCTATCATTATCGGTCGAATATATTAAAAAGAATGAAGGTGCTTGGTTAGTAAATGTAAAAAAACCTTCAAATTTTGATACCTTAACTTCAACTGAAAAAGTCAGTTTAAATAATCAATTAAATGAGATGATTCGATATAAATATAAATTTATTTCTTATAATGGTCTCCGTAAATCGCATTTAGAGACATTAACAAATAATTTCAAAGAAAATCCATTTGATAATAAAGTGGTTATTATCGATGAAGCACATAATTTTGTAAGTCGTATTGTAAATAAGGTAGGTAAGAAAAAAACGGATTCATTATCTATGCAATTATATGAATATTTAATGACAGCAGAAAATGCGCGTGTGGTTTTATTAACTGGAACACCTATTATTAATTACCCAAATGAACTTGGAATACTTTTTAATATTTTACGCGGAAAAATAAAAACATGGCATTTTAAATTAGACATAACTGGCGAAAAAAAAGTAACCGAAGAGTATTTGAAAAAACTTTTAACTTTAAATGGGAATTCAATGGATTATTTAGAATATAAACCAACCTCGACTACTTTAACAATTACACGTAATCCATTTGGATTTATAAATAAAATAAATAATAAAGAATATGAAGGTGTAGCGTTTGATGAACGCGGGAATATACCTGATGCGCCATTTATAAAATTTGTTACAAATACTTTAAAAACCGAAGGCATTACAATTAAACCACGTGGCATTAAATTAGATGCGTATAAAGCATTGCCTGATACATTAGATGATTTCAAAAAATATTTTGTTGGCGATAACAATGAAGTAAAAAATATGATCATGTTTCAACGTCGTATATTAGGGTTAACCTCTTATTTTCGAAGTGCGCAGGAAGGATTAATGCCAAAATTTGAAAAAAGCACTGATTTTATTGTAGTTAAAAACGAAATGAGTCCATTTCAGTTTGGGATATATGAAGAAGCGCGTTCCGCAGAACGCAAATTAGAGATGAATAATGCTAAAAAAAAGGCAAAGAAAAAGGGAAAAGAAGATGATATTTATGATGACGTATCTTCGACCTATCGTATTTTTTCACGATTATTTTGTAATTTTGTTTTTCCTACACCGGCGATTACCCGCCCAATGCCTTCTGGTGATACACTTGAAAACGCAATTATGAATGAAAAAAATGACGAAGATGTCGTTGATATAACAAGCGATGAAGATAAAATTTCGAATATTGATGGGAAATATGAAGCGGATGAAGTATATGCGGAGGGAGAGGGGGATGATGAAACCACCAGGGAAGAGGAAGGGTCAGTTTTTGTAGAACCTAAACGATCTAAAAAAGATATGAAACAGGCATATGAAAAAGCAATTACTGTTTCTTTGAAAAAACTTGATGAGAATAAACAAAAATATTTAACACCCGAAGCATTACAAATATATAGTCCAAAATTTTTGAGTATATTAGAAAATGTGAAAGATGCGTCGCATAAAGGATTACATTTAATTTACAGTCAATTTCGGACATTAGAAGGAATTGGAATTTTAAAACTTATTTTAGAAGCAAATGGATTTGTTCAATTTAAATTAGTAAAAGAAGGGGAAACCTGGAAAATAGATATTAGTGAAGAAGATAAGGGAAAACCTACTTTTGCACTATATACAGGAACTGAAACTGCGGAAGAAAAAGAAATGGTGCGTAATATTTTTAATGGAAACTGGAAAGTTCTTCCTAGCGAGATTACGGAACAATTAGAACAACAAGCGTCGAATAATATGTATGGCGAAATAATTAAAGTATTTATGATTACGGCATCAGGTGCCGAAGGTATTTCACTTGAAAATGTGCGTTATGTTCATATTACGGAACCGTACTGGCATCCAGTGCGTATACAGCAGGTAATCGGTCGTGCCCGGCGTATTTGTAGTCACCAATACTTGCCAGAAGAATTGCGGACGGTTACTGTATTTTTATATTTAATGATATTATCTGATGACCAAAAGAAAAGTGATGAATCGATTGAACTCCGATTAAAAGATAAAAGTAAACGTGATAATAAAACACCGGTTACTACGGATGAAGCATTATATGAAATCGCGACAATAAAAGAAGAAATTTCAGAAAAATTATTACAATCAGTAAAAGAATCTGCGATTGATTGTGCTTTACATTCAAAATTTGGAGCAAAAGAGCAATTACAGTGTTTCTCGTTTGGGTCACCGAGCGCGGATAGATATGCTTATGTGCCGTCATTTGCGGATGAAGAAACTGACGCAGTTGCGGCGAAGAATCGAGCAGAACTTACATGGAAAGGTGTAGAAGTTACAATTGACGGAATTAAATATGCTCTTAATAAACAAAATAATAATGTTTATGATTTTGATAGTTATTTACGAAAGCAACCAGTCCAAATTGGTGTATTAAAAATATTTGGAACAGGCGCGAATCAAAGTTATAAACTTGAAAGAATATAGATTAACAATGACAATGACAATGACAGGGACAGAGACAGCAAGAAATCTAATTAAATAATATATATTATATAAAGATATTGGTATAATATATATTATTTATATACCTTTGAAAGATTTCAAATAAAAATGCAAAGATTCGTAGAATTATTTGATTGGATTATTACAGATAAATCAGTAAGAGGTTCAAAAAAAGATGATAATGGAATGTGGGTGAGTCAATCGCCCATACCTATTTATTTTACACCGAGTACACGAATTATAGAAGTAGAAGGCGGAGATTCTTATTTAATTAAAAAAGAAAATAGTTGTAAAGCGCTTGGATTAGATAAAAAATCAGAAAAATGGTTGAATGATTTGCCATTTCCAAAAAAATAAATCATTAATATTATAATATAAATAATACAAATAATATAAATAATACAAATAATACAAATAATATAAATAATAATTCTTATTTATATTATAAATGGAGATTAATGAAAATATAACCCATAATTTTAATAACGATATTTTATTACCAAATTCAATTAATATTGAAGATGATATATGGACTTGTTCCTCAAAAATGAGATATGATATTTATTATTTTTTTAAGGATAAACCGCATTTAAAAATAGCGGAAATTGGTTCTCATAAGGGATATTCTACAAAAATTTTATCAAAAATATTTTCAAAGGTATATGCGGTAGATAATAATAATGAATTTACTAATTTTAATAAAAATTTTAATAAAGAATCTACAAATATAGATTATATAATGTTAGATATATACAAAGATAGTTGGCAAACATTACCAGACGATATTGAGGTATCGTTTATAGACGCAGACCACACTTATAATGGGTGTAAAAGCGATATTTTTAATTCTATAAAACAATTTAAAAAATTAAAATATATTATTTTTGATGATTATGGTGTTTGGTCAGGAGTGAAACAAATTATAAATGAATTAATTGACAAAAAAATATTAATATTTGAAAAATTTATTGGAATTAATGATGTACCTGGTCCTTATGGTATTGTAAAAAATACTAATGAAGGAATTATTTGTAGTGTAAATCATTCAATAATTAATAATAATGAAAATGAAAATGAAAATGAAAATGAAAATGAAAATGAAAATGTAAATGTAAAAACAAAACTACAAAGTGAAACAAGTTCTTGTTCTTCCAGAACATCAAATACATCAGGTTCATTTAATGATGATTCCAATAATGGTGATATTAA